CTGGTGATCAGCGCCCAAGTCTGCGCGTAACTGGTTGCTTCCATGCTGTCTCTCCCAATCTCCTTCAGATCTCTGTGACTTTCATCCGACGCACGAACAACGGTGTCGCCTCTCCCACATACGAGCCGACCACATTGAACTCCATGAACTCGACCGCCTCTTCCTCCGTCATCTTGTCCCGGCGCATCAGCACCTTGACGCATCTGTCGAAGTCGTAGACGGAACGCACGCGACCGTTCCACTCCTGCGTCATGCCGAGGAATCCGCGATTGAACCCATCGGCAAGCAGCACGATCTTCTGTTCCTGTTCGTCTGTCATCCTTGCCCCCTGTAGAGATCGTTGCGAAGTTCCCGTTCGTGGTCGATCTCGCAGACCAGCACGGCGTTGCGCTGGGCGAGCCGAGTGCATTCCATGTTGAGCCGCTGGATCTCGCGATCCTTGTCGGCAAGTTCGCGTGCCATCCGCGCAACCTCATGGTGAAGTTGATCGTCAGTCATCGCCTGCCCTTCTTCTTCGATGCATGGTGAAGAAACAACCCGAGCCGTTGGTTAGCGCGGTTCAGGTCGCGCTTCAGTTCTTCGATGCGGTCTGCGGCGACAACTGCATAACCCCATCGGGTGATGTGCGAGTTGGTGTCGCGCAGCCGCTTGCACAGTTCGATGTCATTCATTGCCGTCCTCCTTGAAGCAGTCCCATTCATGGTTCTTCGCAATCTCAAACGCATCCAGCGGCACATCGCGGGATACCCGCCCGCAGTACATCCGCCTCGCCTCGTCGCGCTCGGCGCGGAGGGTTTCCATGTCGCGCTCCGCGTTCCGCGCCGAGTGTTCCCATCCTTGAACGATCACGCGCAGCCGTTCGATCTCGTCGGCGGCTTCAAAAAAGATGGTCGGTCCGACGATGGGGTTGGTGATGCGCGGGTCGAGACCCGTCGTGTTTCGGTGGCGCTTGCGAAGTTCTTCAACGATGTCAGTCACGGTCTCTCTCCTGTCTGAAGTACACGGGTTCCCAGTACTCGCCCGGTCCCGGTCCGTACCGAACGAACCGGGTCGGGTGCGGGTAGGGAATCTCCTTCGGCGTATCGTGATGCTCGTCGCCCGGATCGTGTTCGTCACCCATCTGTCCGTCCTTTCGTGATGCGCTGCAACTGCGCGGCTGCGTCGTGCTTGGGTCGCTTACCGATTCGGTCACCGACTCGCTCCCCTTCTGTGGTGTGTTGTGAATGTGACTGTGAATACGACCCGTCAGCGACACGGTCACCGGATCGGTCACCGACTCGGTCAGCGCCCCAGCGCTTCGCGTTCGTCCGGGCAGCAGCCTCCCGGCGAGCCTCGCGGATCATCTCCGTCCGCTCGCGCTCGCGCTCCATGCGGGGGTTGACCAACTTCTCGATAGCCGTATCTGGATCGGTCACCACCTCAAACCGATGGCGGATCTCGTTCCACTCCGTCGGTGTCATCCCGACCGCGATGCGGGAACAGACCTCGTAGTCGTTCGGGATCGACCCGGCTGTCCATGCGTAGCACAACAGCCGGATGTACGAGCCGACGCACGCCGGGGACATCGTCACCGTCGAGACCACAAAGTCGTTCGCGTACAGCGGAAACCACGGGAGGCTCATCGGACCACCTCCAGCACGCTGTCACCGCAGACCCAATCAATCACGGCATCGCACGCACCGCTCTCGTCCTCTCCACGCTTGTGGGTCATCGCGAATCTCGCAGACTTGTCTTCGCGACTGACAATGATGTGCAACACCTTCGCATCCACGCCGAACCGATCATTGTCGGTCGCGTTGGTTCGCATCTCCTCAATCGCGTACATCAACGATTCCAGCAGAGCGACGAACACGACTGTTGGCTTGGACCTCGACGGGAGGGTGAACTGGACATTCGCGCCGTACTGCACTTGCCCTTCCCGCATCCAGCCGATGTCGATGGTGCAGTCGATGTTCATGCTGCACCCCCGAACAGGTCGGACGGAACCTCGGTCTTGCGGACCAGAGCGAACACGCGCTGCGCCTTGCCCGCCCTGCCGGGACGAACCTCCCCGGTCGGCTCAATCAGACCAGCGTTGTGCAGTTCGCTCACCCGGCGGCGAGCGCCGATATGCAGACCAGCACGCGCCTCTGCCTCGTCGGGAGTCAGCCCATCCTGCGCCGAACGGAAAGCGTCGAGGAGCGCTGCCTGAATGCGACCGAGTTTCGGAGCGATGTCCGCTGCCGCCGCGTGCGATGTCGCCGGGTCGGACCGACGGGCGATCTGCCACGCGCCCGTCAGGGGGCGGCTTGCGCCGCCCCCCTTCGCGCCGTCGAAGTCAGAAGGGGATCGACGCATCGTCCACCTCCACCTTCTTGCGCGGCTCGCGGGACGCGAGGATCTGCGTGATCTTCGGCTTCGCGCCACGCGCAGCCGTGGACTGCGGCGGGAACTGCACGACCGCCTTCACCTCCAGCCCCTTGCACTCCTCGATGCGCTGGAACAGGTGCTGGTCCCAGCAGCAGTACTTCGTGCCGTCATCCCCGGTCACGCGCATGAACTCCTGCGGGTTCGCACCCTTGGAGGTGGCGTACTCAAACTCCGAGATGACCAGCACCTCGTAGCCCGGATCCTCGTCTTCGCTCGCGCCTTCCTCCCCCGCCGGGAGGGCAGGAGCGCCAGCGTTAGCGGCACTCCCGCCCCTTCCGGGGGACGGAACGGTCGGGGCAGCAACCTCGACCGGAGTGGATGGCGCGTCGATGATATCAACGGTGGTCGCCTGACGCAACGCCTTCAGCCCAGCGCTCTGGCGGTCCATCACGACCGGGGTCTCGGCGACGGGCGAGTCGGCTTGCGACATCTCCTCGGCGCTGTACAGACCGGACAGTTCGGCAGGGAAAACCTTCCTCAACGAGAGCATTTCAGCGCACTTCGCGATCATGCCGACGGGCATCTTCTTCCACAAGCCTGACAGGTTTCCGTCATCGAACCGCTGCGCGTACTCGCTGAACAGCGCGACCGAATAGACCGGGGCGGCAAACCCCGTCCGCATCACGCCGACCTTCGCGGCGACGGGCGGCTTGTTGGAGAGCCACACATCCTTCCACACGCCGTCATCTCCGCACCAGTACGGACCGTCCTGCCCCGCGTACTGACCGCTGCGCTGGGCGACGAGGCGAGCGCCGTCGATGCTGACTTGCGGGGTCATCACATTCCGCTTCAACTTGTTGTCCCAGCGCGGAATGGCGTAGATCTGACGAGCGAACGGGTCAAGCCCGGTGCGGTCGCAGATGGCGATGAAGAGCGCCAACTCGTCGGGCGAGCAGCCCTTCGCGATGGTGCGTCCGATCAACTCGATCTTGTCGCTGGTCAGCCCAGCCTTCACGATTTCAGACTTCATTGAACTCTCCCAAGTTCGTTGCGATGCGAGCAGCAGCCCACGCTGGGATGCCGATCTCCGTGACACCTTCGTAACCACGCGGACCTTCCGCGAGATAAGCCTTGTACTGCGCGACGAGTTCAAGCATCCGGGGGCGGAACGCCTCCGCGATCTCGTCGCTGAACCGATAGACGGCGGTCGCATACGGCGCTGTCTTCTCGACCACGACGAACACGAAGTGCTGCGCCGGAACGCCGCACGCACGCGCCATCTCCAAGTAGAACGCGCATTGCACGCCGTACCCGAAGTTCCAGATCGTGCGCTCAAACTCCGACTTCGATGCGCTCGATGCGGTGGTCTTCACATCGACGATGATGCGCTCGCCGTTGACCTCGACCAGCCTGTCGAAGCGCGACTTCGCACGCACGCCAGCGATCTCGGCGAACAGCGAGACCTCGGCGCTGCCGTTCAGGTCGGACACCACCATGCGTGCGTCCGGGTTGGCGGCAATGGCAGCAGCCATCGCCGACACCTCTTCGGCTTGGTCGGCGGTCAGCACGGTCTTGTTGCCGACCGATGCGACGAACGACTCGTAGGTCGCCTTGCCTTCCTTGGTGCGGCGGTCCACGGCAGGAGCCACCACAAAGTCACGCAAGTACAGGTGAGGGGTCAGCACCTTGCAATGCAGGGCGCGACCGACGGCAAGCGCCGGGGAATCGCTTGGGTTCGCGATGCTGTGCGCCAGATGCAGCGAGGTGCTGCGGTCGAGAATCCGAAGCCTCGATGCAGACATTGCATCGAAGGAGTGATAGATTGTGTCAGGCAGATCCCGCTCAATGTGGGGAAGCGCCGGGGGTGTGAATCGTTCAAGCATTGGTCTCTCCCAAACCGCCGTGTGGTCTTCGTGACCCACGGCGTTGTTTCAGATGTAGTCGCGTTCGGACGGTTCGGTCACAGGCTGCGGCAGTTCATGCGCGTAGCGGTCGAGCAGCAGATCGATCAGGGCGCATTGCGTCCATCGACCCGCCTCGGCGAACCGCTCGATGCGACGCTTGGTCGCAGCCTTGATAGTGAGCGTCGCGTGGCGGCGCTCCGTCTTGCGAGTGGTGTCATCCATGTGTGTCTCTCCTTTCTGCGGCATCGTGCCGCACACACATGGTAACTACACCACACCCACATTGCAACACTACTCTTGCAACTGTTTGGCGCGGCGCTCCTGTGCCAGCCGGATGCGCTCCCGAGCCGCCAGCACATTCAGCCGCTGGCGCTGGGATGCATTGAGTTGTCCAGCCTTATCCAACTTTCGGTAGTACTCCAGCAACTTGCGGTCGCTTGGTGCAGCCTTCTTCAGCACGCCTGTTACCGTCGTGGTCGGCGCAACCACAGGCACGCCAGCCATTTGCAGTCCAGTTGCAGACAGGCTTGGCAGATCTCCCTTGGCTGCGTACTGGCTGATGTCGCCGAAGAACCGCACAACCAGCGGTTCCATGACATCGTCGGCACGCTCGGCGCTTCCCAGAGCGCCATCGACGATGCCGCCACCCAGCATTCCGAGGTAGCCGAAGGTGGCTGCGGCAGCGTCCGAGGCGATCCGGGGGGCGATGTAGGAGAACTCCTGCTCCATCGCCATCTGCTTGATCATCTCCTCGTCTTCCTCGTCACCGCCCCCGCCGAGGGCGTTGGCGATGGCGATGCCAGCCGCCGTCCACAGAGGGTTGACCGCCGCCGACAGCGCCATGTTCCCGGCAACGCCAACGGCGGTGCGCCCGATCAGCGCCGGGTCGCCACTCGCCGCAGCCCGTCGGATCTGGTTGTACCCCTTCAGCGGATCGCTGCTGAACGGGAACATCAGGCGACCGATGCCCTGCGAGAACTTCTGCTGCGCTGCGTACACCGTATCGTCGAGCGGGTCGCTGACATTCTGCGTCTTACGGAACGCCTGTTCGGCGAGTTTCGCAGCGGCGATGTTGACCTCTGCCGGGGTCATCGCCGGGTTGCTTGCCATCACATCGGCACGCATACCGAGGAACGCCGCCAGCATGATCTGCCTGTCCACCATGCGGAGAACGCCGTCGGCGCTCTTCAGCACGCGGCTGATCGGAAGCACGCCCTCGCGTAGGTCACGCGCCGCACGGGCAAACTGACCAGCCGCGATGCTTTCGCCGAGCGCGGACATCGAGCGAGCCGACGAGGACAGCGACGCTGCCCAGCGGTCACGCGCCGTGTTCGGGTCGCCGAGGACATTGGCGAAGATGCCGACTTGGCTGCGGCGATGACGGTCGTAGAAGTACCCGTTCATCGACTCAATCTCGCGAGCCATGTCACGGCGCTGCGCCGGGGTCATCACAGCCATCTGCGCCACGCCCTTTGCCCATGCGCCGACGGGCATCTCGCTGATCAGCCTGAAAGCGCCGCCCAACTGGCGCAGCCAAGTCTTCGGGTTCAGCGTGATCAGAGCGCCGCTGATGTTGGCGTTGATGCCCTCGATCAGACCGCCCTGCGCCCTGCCAGACAGACCGACACCGTTCAGCACCAACTTGCGGATCATGTCGTTGCCGCCGTCGCCCATCGTGGACTCGATGCCAGCCTTGACCTCGCTGTTCTTGAGGACGGTCATCGCGTACCGCAGCGGCATCGACAGGTGGATCAGCCGCAGCGATTCGTCGAGGTGCTTGTCCATCGTCCGCATCATGCCGCCGACCACCAGCGTGGACTTCGCGGCGACGCGCTGCTGGAGGAACCCGGCGTTCGACAGCATGGTGTTCATCACCGCCGAAGGCAGGGCGTTCACATCGACGATCTCGCCGACCTCGTCGCCGAGGCGCTGGCGCGGGAAGTATCCGGGGACGATGTCGGGCTGGCGACCGTGGATCTGGAAGTGGATGTCGAAGGCGCGAGCGCGGATCTCGTCCTCCAAGATCGCCTTCATCTCATCGATCAACTGGCGCTGCCCGTTGGTCAGGTTCGCCCGGATGGCAGCGAACTCCTGCTGGGTCATGTAGACCTTCGGCGAATTCCGGTAGGTCGAGAAGACAATCGGCGCACCCGGCGTTCCCGTCGGGTCGGTCTCGTCGGTCAGCAGCGCCACCGTATCGTCATCAAACGCCGCGAGGTGCAGCATCTGATCCACGGTGATGGTCATCGGGTTGCCGCCGAGCGTGACGGTCACGGACTCTGCCGACGATTCTCCGTAGAGACCAGCGGCGTTAGTCGCGTATCCGTCGTACCCGGCATACCCAACTCCTCGCAGGGCTGCGTCAATTCGCTCGTCGATGCGCTTGCGGTCGAGCGTCATGTTGCCCTTGGCTTCGGAGAACCCAGCCCACATCTTGCCAAGCACACCGCTCGACCCGCCCTCGATGGCTTGCATCAGGGTGTAGATGTCGGCATTGCCGATGGTCGCGAAGATGTCACGAAGCACACCGCGCTTCGGAGCCATCGACGAGAGCCGACCCTGCTTCAACTTCGGCATCGTCGCGAGCGTCGCTCCCAGCGCGGCGGCATCGGCAGCAGCCTCGTCCGCACGCAGATCACGCGCATCTCGGTACTCCGCACGCTCCACATCGAAGCGCTGCACCGCCGACTCCAGCAGCCGTCGGGCTGCTTCGGTACGCGACGCAAGGTCGGCGGTGTCGGTGAACGGCAGCATCCGCTTGCGACCAGATGCCAGCATGGACCGTGCGGCGGACAAGTCATCGCGCAGATCGGTACGGGTCTCCGCACGAAGACCGACCTTCTTGATCCGCTTCTCCATGCGGTTGATGGCAGCGACGGTCTCGATGGCTTCCGCCATCGCGAGATCATGCACCACGCGACGGGCAATCTTGTTGATCCCAGCCGCCGTCTTCATCGTGGCGACGGCGTTCACATACTTGCCGCGCAACTTCGGCGGCAGGGTGGCGATGACCTGAACCGCAGCCTTGCGAATGTCGGTCATCTTCTGCTTGGCTTCGGCAATCCCCTCTGCCTTGCCAACAGCACGACCCTTGTAGAGACCCTTGATCCACGCCTTGAGGACGGCGTTCTCTGCCTTGCGTGCAGCGACAGCCTTGCGAGCCTTCTCGTACTTCCGCATCACCTTGATTCGGTTGCGAAGTTCGTCGTTGGTTGCGGCGGCAGACTCGATCTCAAGCATCAGACCAGCGACCCGGTCTCGGAACTCCGACCGCATCTTCATCCGCTTTGCCCGTGCCTCGACGCGCTGCTTGTCGCGCTCCTCGCGCACAAGCCGTTCAGCCTCGCGCTTCTCCTCGCGCTTGGCGACGGTCTGACCCCTGACCTCACCGGACAGCAGACCCTCGCGGCGACCAATCTGGTACGCCAGCGACGCAGCGTCGGCACGCGAAGGCTTGCGCTTTAGGTCGCGTGCAGCATCGAGGACATTCTGGCGTGCCGTGGCGACGGCTGCGCGGTTTGCTTCCGACCATGTCGCTTGGTTGGCTGGCAGCGAATCGAGCAACTGTTGTAGACGCTGGCGAGCGACATCCAGCACGACGGACGCGGCAATGTCTCGGCGCTCTGCCGTCGGCTGGCGGCGAGCGGCGAGCGTCTTGTACTCGGCATCGGTGACGCGCTGGTTGGTCAGCGCGTTGATGATCGGATCCCCAGAAGCAACAACAACCTCGGCGTGAATGCTGCCTCTCCATCCACCACGATTCTGGGATCCATCGTCCGAAATGTTCTTGAGGACAACAACATCGTGACCAGCAGCAATAAGAAGCCCAGCAATGTCATCGGCAGTTACAACAGGAATCCATCCATGCCGCTTTTCAATTCGACCGTTTTTCAGCCATGCATCAATCAATCCTTCGTCGAACCATTCAGACGATTCTGTTCCAGCAACCCTGTTGACGAGTTCGTATACGCCGTCGCCAAGATATTTCTGCAACTCGCGATGAGCAACCCACGCAGGAATTCGCGCCCAATGATTGGTTCGTATATCAACTTCTGCCGGATTCTTTGCGCTAATCCACGCCGGGTATACCTGATCGCCAAACGATTCTGCAAAAGTTGGCTCGTCAGTAAAAGACATTCCCTCTCGACCGTACCGCAACATCGGCATCTTTCCGCTGCTCGGAAGGCGACCGAACGGAACAACTGGAGTGTCTCGAAAAGACCCGTGGTACATCATCACGGGATCGCCGTTCGCGTCGGTCAGCGCCCACTTGCGCTCGCCCCGTGCGACCTCGTCGAAAAACCGTTTCGATGGGCGGCGAGCGCGAAGGATTTCTGGAGTTGTTTCATCAAACCGTTGTGACAACGGGATGATGTTTCCAGCCTTGTCGCGGGTTACAGGATCGGAAGACTTGAATTGCGAAGACTTGAACACGACATAGTGTGTTGATGGTTCGACCGGGTCAATCAAGTTCTTGAAAATGACCCCATCGTTGCCGTCACTAATTGCTTTCTGAATTTTTGGAGTCAAAGAGAACGCGGCAGGAGTCTTTCCCTCTGCGTCGTAGATCGCAGGATTGTCGATCTTCGCGTACAGATTTAGCACTCGTCGATTAGGCAACGAGGACACAAGCACATCATTGATGAACGCCGAAAGCGGTTCCTGCGACTCGGTGAGTTTTGCTTCGGCAGCAACGATGGCAGGGGATTGAAGCCAATCCCCATCCATTATCTCGCTCATCGAAAGGCGTTCAATGAATCCTTCAATCTCGTTCGCAAACCCAGCATCCTTCAATTTTGCAATTACATCGGAGTTCGCAACATTCGCACGAATCCGCTCGCGTTCCGTTTTGAGCGCCGCGTCATATTCATTCTTGGCTGCGATATACGCATCCTTTAGTTGCTTTCCCCGTCCTGTTTCCAGAGCCTTGTCTCGGAGCGATGACAACGGACCTCCGAGAGCAAGATCAAAAAATCCACCCATGCCAATGTTGTCGGCATATGACTGCGCCACCTTCTTATTGTCAGACGCAAACAACCCGAGTTGTGCCGAATCAGCCCCAGTTTTGGCTCCACCTTTTTCTATGTCAAACACATCAAACTGTTCCGCGTTCGTTCCATGAAATACGCGGTAAATGTATCCCGCTGCCTTTGCAGCCATATCCACCATGCGCTGCGCCGTCGCCATGTCTCCACGCTCGACGGCGGCGAGGTAGTCGGCATCCTGCTTTGGAGTGATCTTTCGGCGAGCCGACAGGACGCCAGTTCGACCGCGTCTTCCGGCCTCTCGCTCCGCTTGCTGGCGCAGAAGGTTCTCGTTCATCGATCCCTTGCGCTCGACCGGAACGGAACGCTGGCCGATGAGGACAACCACGCCCATCTTGACGCCCTGTTCCTCGATTGCATTCGGGATGTACAGGCCGTCAAACCCGGCATCAGCCACCATCAACTCAAACCTATTGGCATCTTCTGCCCGTCGCCTGAAGTTGCGAGCATCCTTCCCGGCGTCGTAGACATTGTTCAAGATCACCCCGTGGACTTGATCGCCGACGGAGGATTCCGGCACGATGCCGTTGCCGTCATCGACATAGAAGTACACGCGGTGAAGCAACCGATCATCTTCCGCCGCGTACACGCGAAGCCGTTCGGCTCCGCGCATCCCGGACCCGTAGAACTTTGAGTTCAGCCTTGGGCGGGATTGCCCGGAGAAGTGGACTCCGATGAAGCGGGAGGCTCCTCTGATTGCTGTGCCGTACTCGCGAGTAACGCCGAGAGCGCCCGCTCGTAGGCGAGATGCATTGCTGCGTCCCCGTCTTCGGGCTGCAAGGATTGTGCTTGGTCCCCATCCATACTTGGCATCGAACTGGCCGTTGACGGCTTGGATACGGGAACGAAGATCTCTGACCCTTCCGAGTAGATCGGGCTGGAGGGACTCGATTTGCGCCAAGTAACTTTCGCCATTGGGATTCTCGCTCCAATCGTTGCCGATGTACGCGCCTTCAGACCTGAAGGTCTCAAGTTCCACAGTACCACCGCCGAAGTCATCGGGCAACTGTTCGATGATTTCTTTCAAGCCGTCGTGGACAGCCTTGTGAGGAATGTCCGTGAAGTTCAGCACGCGAGCGCCATCATTCCGATAGCCGGGTGCAAGTTCCGTGGTGTTGAACTTGTTCTGTAGCGCTGCGTAAAGCGCAGTCATCTCCGCTCGGTTCAACGGACGCTGCGTATAAATCTGCACGCCGTTGTGGCGAATCTTCGCATCGTCCCAGACAGGCGTGTGATAAACGACGGAATCCTGCTCCATCACGAAGCCACGCACAAGTGCGGCAAGGTTGAGCAACTTCTTCGCTTCTGGCGTGAAGGTGCGCTTCTTGCCAGCGCCCTTCAGCGGAACGGGAACAAAGGTTTGCGCCCCAGCGCCGACCTTTCCCATCCATGCGCTGAACCCGGTGATCGTGGTTCCCTGTGGCAAGCCAACGAGGTCAGCGATGACATCGCGACCGTTGACATACAGGACATCCATGATCTCCTTGAGGTACTCAAACTGCTGCTCAATCGGAGCGCGGTGAATCCCCGGAAGCGACCGACCCGTGGTCGTGCTGGGAGTCGCCTCCCAAGACATCTGCACCATGCGGTCGTTGATCGCGTTGCTGAAGTCGTACTTGCTGGCGGCGATGTCTTCCTGACGAAGCGCGTACATCATGCCCATCTTGTGGGCAAGCCGGAAGTGGTCGTACTCGCGCCCCTTGACGATCCGATACACCTCCTTGGATTCTCCGGTTTCGGGATCCACCTTGGTAACCATCTCGCCAATCTTGCGGCGCAACTCGGTCTTCTTGAGGTCACCACGAATCGGATCAATGCGACCCTTCATCGCCGTCCAGATCGCAGCCTGAACCTGATGCGGCTTCCATCCGAGTTCCTCTGCGAGCCGACGGATCTCGTTCTCCGCGAAGACATATTTCGGTCCTTGATCGAGCGCCTTGTCTCCGTAGTCGAAAGCAAGCGCCATCCACATATCCATCGTTGCCACGCCCGGATCGAGTTTGGACGGATCGATCTCGACCATCAGGTTCTGGTAGAACGAGTTTGTCTTGATGCCGCTCCACGCCTTGCCGTTGACAAGAAGATCGGTTGCCTTCTGGTCCGCCTTGCGGAACCCGGCTTTGATCGGAACGCCAGCCTTCCATTGGTAGTAGGCGGTCAGCGCCATCGATGTGTTCGCTGGAACCGTAGCGTTTGGCGAATAGATGGCGATAAGCGCGACGATCTTCTCTGCTTCGTCGATGTCACCGTTGGCTGCTGCGAGAATTGCCCTGCTGGAGTTCTCGTACCACATCTTGCCAGCCTTGCCCTCCATCGCGAGTTGCCGCAACTTGGCACGCAACTTCTCCAACTTGACCGGGGACTTGCCGACCCACTTGGGCGCTCCGACGAACCGACCGGACTTCTTCTCCCGCTTCTGCTCGGTTGTCTCGGCTGGCTTGCGCTGACGCGCCCACAGGACCGCATAGTCCTTGCCGAACTGCGAGGTCATCTCCGCTCGCAGTTCCTCGCCGATCTTCCTGTCTTCCGGCGACAGCGCAGCCGGGTCGCGCTCCATCTGCTCCGCGATGGGATACAGACGCTTGCCTTCCGCCCACTTCTTGTCGGTCTTGCGAAGGTTGTTCACGGCGAGGTTGACCATCGCCTTGAAGTCCGGGGTCTGGGCAGCAGCAGCCTCTGCCGGGGTCATTCCGCTCGCCGTCACCACCGCCGCCGAAGCGGACGGCGGGACGGGAGCAGCCGACGGCGCTGCCGCAGCGGCGGCAGGGGCAGCAGCCGGGGTCGGTGCAGCAGGAGCCTTTGGCGGGGTCTCCATCATCTGCTGGGCGCGGAGGACACCCTTTGCCTCCTCGATCTGCCTTCCGAATTCCGTGAGCGCTACTTGCCTCGTTCCGCGCTTTGCTGGTGCGGGCTGTCGCTGCTTTGCGGCTTCAAGCATCAACTTGCGGACCTGAAGCGCCGTTGCCGCTTGGCGACCGCGCAGCCCCATCTTGACGATCAGTTCCCCGAGGAAGCCGGGAGCCTTGCCAGAACGGAGCAATTCGCGAACGCCATTCTCCAGCAATTTAGCCTGTCCTTCAGCCTGAAGCAGGGTACGACCCGCTCGCTGCTCGATAGCGCCACCGACCGTGGTCGGCATCGTCGGACCTGTATCCATCTGCCGCGCCAGCGACGATGCTGCGCTTTGCGCCAACCTGTCATCCCTGCGGAGTTTGTCGTTGAAGTACTCAACGCCAGCCTCAACGACGCTCTGCTCGTCGAACGCCTTACGCATGGCGCTGTACAGGTCGCCATCCGTCGCCTGAATGATGTGCATCGCCTCATGGTGGGCGAAGACAAGACCATCCAGCATTTCCTCCCGCGTCATGCCAGACTTCAGGAAGATGGTGTTCGGCGCGGACGGGCTATAGAACGCCGGGTCGGCATCGGGATCGGTTGAGTCAAAGAACTGGATGTCGTATCCAAGTTCCCTGATCTGCGCCTCGGCAGCGCGGTCTGATTCGGTGGTGGCGGAAGACGCGCCCAACTTCAGTTCCGACAGGACATCGGCAGCGGTCTTTTCGATGACCGGGGTGTTCCGGGCGTTGAAAGCAGCGATGGTAATCAGGCGGGTACGGGCTGCAAGAAGTTCAGCGCCGAGGGTCGCCTGATTGGCGAACGCGCTGTCATACGCAGCCTTTGCAGCATCGACCGCCTTCTGCGCCGCGTCGATCTTCGCCTGATCCTTGGACTTGCTGGCAGTCTTGAGTTGCTTCTGCGCCTTCTCAAGCGTCGCAGCCGCGTTGTTGACGGCAGTCGCGCCGACCTGACGGTCTGCGTTCGCTTGGTGGTAGTTGGAGTTGGCGGTCTGCAATTCCGCTTCGCGCTGCGCCGGGGTCATCCCCTTCAGCGATTCAACAGTTGCACGCGGCATCGCATCCCAGAACTTCTCGTCGGAGAACGGACCATTTGCCTTGCGGATCTCCGAAGAGATGCGGTCCCGCATGATCTTGGCTTGCGAAGCCTCGGCGACGGCAATGAACGGGTGAGCGCCAGCGCCGCCGAAACCACCGTAGAACGCATCCGTGAGCGCTTCCGTAACGGCATCGCTGTATCCACGAAACTCTTCTCCCTGAAGTTTGCGAGTCAGGCTGTAAGCAAGCGACGCTACGCCTTCTTCACCACCTTCCATCGCGTATGCGGTCCCAAGACCCGTCGCAAACTTCATCGCCGGGTTCATGTCGCGCATCTTGACAGTCATGTCACGACCCCACCGGGTCTTGGCGATGTTCTTCGCCATCTTCGCGCCGAACCACTCGGTAGCAGCCTCGATCACGCCGCCCTTCAAGGCAGCGATGTACTTCCCGCTCGGTCGGTAGATGCCGTCCTTCGTGGTCAACTTGCCTTCGACGAATGCGTTGTCGTACTCGTTGGCAGCGCCGCCAGCCCCCTGAAAGTAGAATGCCGGGGCAGCAATAGGCGCAGCAAACACGCCAAGCGCGATGTTGGCAACGCCGTTCGTGACGGCAGCGGTCACCTTGTCGGTGAAGGTGTCCGAGGTGACAGCAGAGGTCGCAGCCATGCCACGGGCAAATCCCTCGACCTGACCAAGTGGATCAACGCTATCAGGCGTGACCATCTCCAGCGTCGTGGCAGCACCACGAACGGTTGCCGCAGTCATCCCGGCAAGCGTCCTGCCGACGGTGTCGCGAACACCACCAGCAGCCTGTGCCTCCTTGTCCATCGCCTCCATGCCGCCAAGACGGGAATAGAACTCCGCTTCACCCGGCTCGCCAAATACCTTCTGGTACAGGTACAGCATGGTGGCAGCGCCGCGCTCATACGCGAACGGCGTGAGCGCCGCCGACACGGCTGCTCCAGCAGTTTCGCCAGCCTCTTCCGCAGCGCCAGCGCCCGGAAGTTTCTCCTTGCGCTGCTCCCTGCCAATCTGCCGAGCGATGTCGGAATACTTGGATTGACCAGCCGACGGTGTTTGGGCAACATCAACCTTGGGAAGGTCGAGAGACTTGACGATGTCGAGGTACTTGCTGTCGCCCATGTTTGGTGTCACTTGTTGGACAGTTGGAGGATCGCCTTGGCGGCGCGACGAATCGCAGCCCATGCAGCCGGGTCGTTGGAGAACGAATACCCTTCCGTGTACTTGTCGGGATTCTGCGCGATGTCGAGAATCCTCTGGACCGTCACGCTCGGGTCTTCTGACGGAGATCCACGGACGATCTCAACAGCCGGATCAATCTCGCTGTCGATCTGGTTTCCAGAATCCGCTGCCTGATCTTCCTGCTTCTGACCACCACCGTATCGCGCCGCTTCCCGGGCAGCAGCAGCCTCGTTCGCCATCTCCTGCCGCTGGATCGACACAGGGACGGTACGGGCAGGGGGAGGAGCGACCTTGCTCGCAAGACCCTGCGAGTTGTTCGCGATGTCAAGTGCATCGATAATCGCCGACAGACCGACCTCATCGGCAGCGACAACCTGATCCCAGCCAAGCCGCTGGCTGACCATGTTGAAGTTGTTGAGGAAGTTGGTGACCTCGGCGAGGTTGTACTGCCCGTCCTGACCACGGCGCGGCAGCGTCGCTGGCTGCGGAAGCGGGGTCATCATCGGCTTGGTCATCGCGTGGAACAGGTTGACCAGCGGGAGCGGACCAGCGTTCTGCGAGGCAAGGCTGTCGATCAGAGTCGCCGTGCTGGGAATCTGGTAATCGCTCGGCTTGCGGCGAAGCGACCGGATGTTCTCGATCAGCGGCGCTGCATACGGCTGATCCTCGTATGCCTTCATGGCTGAATCGAACGCACGCTCGCCCTGCTCGTACTCGTCCTGTTCCATCTTGATCGCTTGCTGCGCGAACCGGACGGGAACAGGCTTGCCACGCCACATGACGGTTTCAGCGTCCTGCTTCATCTGCTGGCGCTGGAACTCGCCGAGTTGCTGCATCGCCAACTGCGGGTCCATCTGGTACATGGCAGCGAGGTAGCCGCCGATGTCCGGGTCGTTGACGGCGCTGATCTGCTTCGCCATCGAGTTGAAGTACGGCTTGAAAGCCTCCTGCTTGGCTGCGATGTCACGCTTCTGCTGGAGTTCCATGCGAGCCTTTGACCTGTACTCCATCGCGCCAAGCCATTGCGGCGTGGTCATCTTGATGACCTGACGCTGACCGTCCTCGTCAATGAACGCGACAGCCGGGGTTCCGTCGGCGAGCGCACCGAAGTCGAGCATCTCCAGACCTTCGTAGTCGCCGTTCTCAATGCCGTTGACGGCTGCTGCGAAGGACGGCTTGCGGACATTCGTCGGGTTGCCGATGTACGCGCTCTTGTCCTTGTCTGCGTAGTTGACAAGTTCTCGGATCTGCGGAGTGAGATCCGCCTCCTGAATGTCCATCTGATCCGGCTGGTACGGGCGCTGCTGGAAACCGTTGGCTGTCCTGATTGGATCGATCATGCCATCCGTCCCGTCCCGGCGCGAACGCCGGAAAGAATTCGCGCAGCCTCTGCGGTGGCGAGACCCTGCTGCGCCAAGAAGACCTTCCCGGCAGGGGACAGGTAGGACGCGCCGATCTTGAGTTCGCCGCGATCCTCCATCATCTCCTGCTTCTCGGTTCCCTTCTTGATTCCACGGAAGGATTCAAGAAGTTCCTTTTCGCGCTTGCGGTCCTCGTCCAACTTCGCTTGGTATTCGTCCATGCGAAGAGCCTGACTGACGCGCTCGGTGTCCACGCCCATCTGGGTTTGAGCAGCCTGACCACCGAGCGCAGCGCCACCAAGGAGGCTCATGCCAGCGCCTCGGAACGGGTTCTTCAGGTCGGTGTTGGCGAGACCCTGACCGATCCCCTGCGCCATGCCCTGACCCGCGTACATGAAGAACCGACCGAGGTTCCCGAGGTACGACTGCTGCTGCTGCCCCTGCTGCTGGGCGCGGAACTGCTGCATCTCGTCCCATGACCGAGAGCCGGGGTAGTTGATGTCGCTCTGTTGAGTAGGTGCAAGTGCCATGATTGTTTCCTTTATCCCATGCCAGCCGCGAAGCCGCGACCAGCGAGGTAGGGCTGGTACATACCCATGATCCCAGACGCAATGCCCGTCGTTGCGCCACCGACGATTGCCGCAGCAGCCTGATAGCCGCTACCCGCGTACTGCGCCTGTGCCTCCTTGCCGCCGAGAACACGGGCGACGCGCTCGCGCTCAAGGTTGATCTGGGCGTTGAGGAAGTCCGCGCCGAGTGCGACGCGCTGCTTGGCGACATCCTCTTGCTGCGCGAACTGCGTTCCGAGCAACTGCTGCCGCATGGCGAATCCACCTCCGACGCGCTGCTGCGCCATCTGGGTCATGTTCGCAAGGCGCTGCTGCTCCAGCGACGAAACACCGCTGACCAACGCCTGTTCGATTCCAGCCAACTGGCTTGCGTACTGCTCCTCGACAACTCCCTTCTGGAGCGCACCCTGCCGCTGTTCGGCAGCAAGCGCACTCTGACCGAAGGTGGTCCCGGCAAGTCCCGTGAACGCCTGTGACTGCGACATCCTCGCAAGGTTCTGCGAAGTCGCCTGTTCGATGGCTGCGAGCGTGTTCGTCCGACCGACCTCTGCCGTGCGGCGAACGCCAGCCATGCCCTCGCGGAACCCGGCGGTGATGCCCTGCGCTTGCTGGTTGTAGGCGGTCTCCAGTTCCTTGAACCGGGTATCGAAGTCGCCGATCATCTGCTCGTAGCCGCCCTTGTACTGCGACAGGTTGGCGGTCCGGTTCTCAAGGAAAGACTTCAGGATCTTGTCCTGCTGCTCCTGCTGGTACTTCCCGAGATCCTGATACTGACCGCCAGCCCATTCGGTCATGGTCCGGTAGGCACGCTGCTTCGCGTCAGCGGCTTGCTTTGCGAGGATGCCCGAGGCAATCGAGCCAACGCCCATCGCCACGCCACCAACGGCGAGACCCGTGCCGATTGCGGCTGCGGCGGTTGCTCCGATTCCGATTGCTGCTCCTGCTCCGATGAATGACATATCAGTTCTCCGTGTCGATGGCGTATGCGACCCGACCGCTGACCCTGTAATCGACCGTGATTTCCTCGCCGATTTCGATCTTCCGGGTGGCAATCATGTCCACATGATCGTCGATTCCGGTCTGCACGAACTCGGCGTTCGGGTCGTGCGAGTGGTTCGTGAACCTCCCGGCAATGCAACGCCTCTCGTCGCGACGCGCCGGGGCGATGATCTCGTTCGGCATGATGACCCTGTTCGCGAACACGCCGATCCCGTGTATGGGCGACGGCTGCATGACCATGTTCCGGTAGCACGCATCGGTCTCGATGAGGTCGTTGGTTTGCCTCATGCGAGCGTCGATGAACCCGAGCGGAAGACCGTACTCGCGGATGAACTGGTTGTAGTCCGACCGAGCCTTGCTAGCCCAATCAAACTGGATGCCTTCCCGACGGGTCTGCAAGATCGCGGACTCGTCGGTCATGGCATCTTCAGCCTCCTCGACGGTCTTCGCGTCGGTGTGGATGATCGTTGTCCAGTAGGTGTCATCGTGCGCGTACCCGACGCGCTTGTACCCCTTCGTCGCCGGAAGCACATGGAACCCGATCAGGCGCTGCATACCGTTGTCCGTGGTCACGGTGATGTCGCCGTTGACGATGCACACATTGTCCAACTTGGTCAGCGTCCCGGTCACAGCCGTCCCGCCCGGAATGAAGATCGTCCGGGCGTACATCGAGCCGTGAATCAGGCTGGAGGTCTGCATATCGACCTGTGGCATCGACATAAGCGCCGCCTCAAAGCGGCGGATCTTGTCCATCTCGATCTGGTTGTCAGGTGACATCGGCAACGGTCCTCCTCGGTCCGACAGGTGCAAGGCTTGCGCCGATGCGTTCGATGGCAAACGGATACCCTGACGATGAGAGGCGCAGGAAGATCGCGTTGGCACGGACCCGGCACTTCATGCGGTTGTTCTCGCCCTCGGTCAGGTCGCCGAGCGAAGTGATCGTCGCCCCTTCAAACTGCGTTGCCGCGACACTTGCGGTCACGGTGGACAGCGTCGCGACGATTGCCCCGGTCTCATCGGTCACAACATATCGGTACTCGCCGACGGACGGCTCCTCGGCGTATTCGCCGTTCACTTGCTGCTGCACAAACACCGGGCGGTTAGGCACGGGGTCAATGCCCGTATCCTGAAACCTGATACCCCAACGGGTCACGCCGCCGAAATCATCGCGAACGAGTTCGTATCGGCTGTCGCTGTCCTCGTACACGCGAGACAACGGCTTGACGAATGTGTCCTGCGTGGTGTATGTCCCGGAAGTCGGTCGTGCGTACTGACCGTCCAAATACCCGTCGATGCTCGGGCTTGCGCCGCCACCGTCATAGGTCGTTGATTGTGGATCAGCGCTTCCGTCCGGGTTCGTCAACGACGAGTTTCCGCCATTCGCCGTGATCGACAGGACATCGGACACCAACACGCTGTTGATGCTTTCGGCAATCGCTTCCTGCGCCGTTTCAGCGGACAAAAGGAAAGCGGATGGGTTTGGGGCGCTTCCCTTTACAGCCTCATCAGGCAAGTACTGGTCTGCTCCGAGTTCGATCTGCACCTCGTTGCAGAAAGCGAGACCCGGCTGGCTTGAGACCATCGGACCCATGCTGACCCGTGTCTCGATCCGCTGGGCAATCGCCTGTCCCGTGCTGATGGTGGAGTCGTATCCGGCGGCAGGATAGCCGTCGATTCCGGCGATGATCTTCTGGTCGAAGAACCCGATCTGCCCATCGAGCGACCCGAACAGCGCAACCTGATTTCGACCGTCAGTCGTGAGCATCTGGCAAGTCGAGTACGCGCCACGAAAGGTCGGGTCGTACATCTTGTACGGGAAGAACCCATCGGTCTGGTCAGAGTAGAACAGGTGCGTGCTGCTGTCTGGCTGGTCTGTTCGCGTCAGGAAGATCCAGAGACCACGGCGTTCGACATCGTAAGACAGCGTGCAGTTGATGTCTTCCCACTTGGTGGCGTTGAAGAACGAGTCGAGTTTGTTCAGCGACACCAACTGACCACGGTCGATGTTGAAGTCGTTCGGTGTCAGCCGATACAAACCGTCCTGCGCCATGACATAGACGGTCTTCTCCGGTCCGTTGCACCATGCGCGTGGACCGACAACGCCGACCGTCCTGCTCATCTGCTGGATCGTCGCATTCCCGAACACGGGATCCGAAGTCAGCATGGACATGGATCGCCGCCCAGCAAAGATGATCGACCCCTGACCGAACGGAATCAGGGCGACAATCTCGTCGCCGGGAACGCCCCATATACCGCTGTTTCCCGCAATGGCATCCCCAACAGCGGTCGCGCCAGACCAATCGTCTGGATCGTCAATGTCCGACATCCACCAGATGTTCTCTTTCTGTCGAACCCCGGCAAGGACAAGTCGAGTTCCGAACAGGGCAATTAGGGTCGCGGTGTAGGTAGTTCCACCAACCGTGTTCACGACATTGTCCTCTGGACCATGCGACCCGTGTTCCCAGTTCGACCAGATTGGAGGATCGGCAAACAAGTCAACTTTTCGGTATACGAGACCATCGACGAAATACAGGTACTGTCCGCGCTGGACAGCCTCCACCCTGCCCGTGGTCTGAAAGACCGCAGCGGTAGACAGCGCAGCATTGGTGATCTGCGTCGGAGCCGTGTCGCCCGGATCAAGTCTGTAGATCTTTCCGGCGTTCACGATGAACACGCGGTCCTTGATGACAGGGGGCGATCCGTTGAACGCCGTTGTCCTGACCAAGCATTGAACCGAGCCGCTCGCGAACTTGTACGCACGATTGAACCCCGGTCGCGTACCGAGCCGCACCTTGCGCCGGAACGGATCCATCGGAATCATGTTCAGGATGTCGTGCGTGTACCCCTCCGGAACACCGCTGTAGACGGTGTCCGTGATCCAACCACGAAGCGGGATGATCGCTTGGGTGTACGGCATTATGCAGTCCTAACCAACATCCAGATTTGCCGCCAATCACTATTCACATTGGAAAGAAAAAACGATGACAGAGCAATCCATGTTCCGCCAATATGAGTAGCAGCACCTCCCTTGATCATGTAATTGGAAGTGTTGCCTGATTGATTGACTTGATTTGTCGTTTGTAGCACTAGTTTCCAAGTGACTCCATTGACAGTAAACGGGACGCCCTGATTCAACAGGAGACTTTCCGCGAGGATGACTGCTCCAACGCCGAGCGTGTCATCAATGTTTGCTACTTGAACGAAATCTCCTGCGGCGTTGTACGCAGCAGTACCAAGACCAAGAGCAGTCCTAGCCGTTCCTCCTGATCCGGAAGTCAAAGCAATTGGCGCTCCAGAAGCAGTCTGCCCAACCACGGTGTTGGCAGCAATAGTTGCCAACTTGCTCAACGCGATTGCGGCGTTAGCGTCAACACCAGCATTCACAATCGTTCCAAATCCAACTGCTGTGCCGCTTCGGCGAAGCACATGACCATCGTTTCCTGCGGCAATTGCCGTAGGCGCTGCCGAAGCATTGGTCCCATTTGCCACTACAGACAACGCAGCCTGATCAGCGAGAGCATTCAGCGGAACATCCGTAGATGCGGAGAACGCAGTCGATGCCAGCGTCCCGAACGCAACATTTGTCCCGTCGTACCGAAGAACATGACCGCTGGTCGCTGCCGTAATTTCGGCAGGATCTCCAGAACCAGACCCGGTCTTGCCGATGACGGACAAGCCAGCAATGTCCTGCATCTTGGCGAATGTCACCTCGTTGTCCGACAGGTGCGCCGTGCTTGTCCACGCCGTGTAGTTCGTGCCGTCATACATCCGCACCCATTGCTTCAGCGTCGTGCCGTTGCCGCTGAACTGCGTCAGCGTCTGCTGGATCAGCGTGGTCAGACCGGAGTATGCGTGCGAGGTGACGATCATCGCGCAGTACGAATCCGCATCAGCCGCGTCGAGATCGCTCGGACCGTTCGTGAAAGTGGATCCACCTGTGACCGAGTTGAGCCGATACCGACCCATGACTCGGTAGGCAGCGTCATTGAGGTTTGCAATCGTTGCCGGGTTGACCGACACATTCGGCAACTGGTAATACGCCAGCGCAGACCATTGGGTGCTTCCATTGCCGATCTTGATGTTGCCCGTGTCGGTCTCATACCCGACCTCACCGGACGCAAGAACGGTGCTGCTGCCCCAGTTCGCGGCTAGGTCTCGACGGAATTGGATCTTGACTGCCATTACTTGTGTTCCTCGACGAACGAAGGCGGGACGCAGTACCAGCCTTCAGGGATCTTGACCTCGTTGTCGCCCAACTGCCAGCCGTCAGCGGTCTTCGTGTAGACCTTGCCCTTCACGCACGGACCCGTCCTGATCGGGCTGCTCTCGCTCACCAGCACGGTCCTTGTGCAGCCAAGCGTGAATGCGAGAACCGCCGCGAGAAAGCAGACCACGATCAGATTGAGCGTCAGCGCCCACACCGCGCTGTCGGAAGAGTCCTTCCGACCATTGCAGCAGGGACATGAACAAGGCTCGCAGGAAGTCATACACGCCTCAAGCCTTCTTGTTGTCCTTGGCGAAGATCAGACCGATGCCAGCCATGATCGCGGCGATCAGCGCGGCGAAGTCGGGCTTGGTGGTCGGATCAGCGTCGGTCAGGGCGGTCAGCGCAGCGCCGCCAGCGACCATGATCGCGGCGATGCCAGCACCCGTGGTCTTCCAAGAGGAGTTCTTGATCATCTCGCTCATCGTTCGTGCCTTTCCAGTTTCTCCTCGATCTTGTCGAGGCGCTTGCTGATGCTGTCCTGATTCGTCACGACCTGCATCAGCAGACGGTCGTGGTTGATGTACGCCGGGATCAGCATCCCAAGAAGCGTGATGACGATTGCGACGATGCCGATCCAGTTGGCTGGAGTCAGGCTCACTCTGATCTTCGTGTTCTCGATGGTCATGCGAACAGCCTTTCAGGCGTATTTGGTTGTGGTATGAGCGGAAGAACCGAACGCTGCTCTTCCGTCATGGACAGGCAAAGGATGTTCGCGTGGAACCCGGAAGCGCCTTCGATTGCGCCGATGATGTCCACGGACGCAATGCGAGGTCTCTTGTACTTGACGATGAAGTCGCCGTCTTCGTTCTGCGTCACGGACGAGCAGACACCAGCGGCTGACAGGGCATCAGCCATCTGCTGAAAGTCATCTGTTCGCATGAACTCTGTGATCATGTCTTCACGGTCGAAAGTTGCGATATGGTGGATGGATCGACAGAAACGCCGTAAAGGGCGGCAGACCTGATCGCACCTCCAGATGAACGAATGACCAATCCGTCGCTTACCAATCCAGACAGATCGGCAGAAATCGACCTCGTTGGCTCGCCGTTGAAAGAATAGAGAAATTCAGAAGATGTCCAGCATCCTGCTGCGCGAGCAATGTTTGTGTTGTTGACGGCATATCGCAGATCTTGAGTTATCGAAAACCCGTCATACACGGATGCTGAAAGCAGCACCTGATCTGGCTCAAATGTGACTGCCAAGTCAACATACGAATCGTTTAGTGGGCTGTAAATTTGTGCGCCAATAGGTGGCGACCATATCCGGTCAGCCGCAACTTGCCTCGTAGTGCAGCACTCAAAAACAAATGTGGCAAAGTCGGTCCCAGTATTCATTCCGAGTACCAAGGACTCTGCACTAAAGACAACAGTTGATCCGGCTGAATGAACTATCTCTGGTGCGTTTCCCCAATAATTGGATGTGCGAGTGCAAGTCGGAGCAAACACATCAATGACTTGAAACGGAGATGATCCGGTAAGCCTGATTCCGACAATCACGGATGAACTTCCAACCACCTCAAATCGCTGCCACTCCGATGTCACCGTGACTTTTGAGTATGCAGCGGTATTAGAAGCGATTTCCACATCACCAGATCCAGATACCCGGCGCAGCCATACGGAAAATCGTTTGAATCCAGCACCAACAGCGCCGCGAGTCTGCGTCAGCGTTGCGGTGGAACCAGTTGCCGTAAGCGTGACGGCTGATGTCAAGCCATCTGGACCGATGGCATTCGGAGTACTCGGCTTGGTCAGGTTGGTCGCGACCCATGATGTGACGAGGTTTTCCGTGTCGTAAAGGAAATTGGTGAAACCGTAAGTGTCAAGACTCAACCCGGACAGTTTGCCCCCGTAGGTGTAGTCGCGCCGAATTACAGAGGAATTGCGATATTGAATCGTGTTGTTCTCCCCAAGAACACCAACCTTGGCTGTCCCCGTCACCCCACCGTTGGTGTATGTGACATCACCAACGAAATACGGCGATGGCAAGTTCATGTCCACCACCCCAATCGGATCCAACTGCTCAACCCTGTTAGATACAGGAGACAGCCGCTCGCGCATACCGCGAGTAAGCGTCATGGGGTTGAGCCGTGGGCGGTTTCTCATGCCGACATGAAGAAGCAGTTGCAGACAGGCGATCCAGCGGTCACAGTCCCACGGAATTCAAGTTCGATGCGCTGGCAACCCCAAGTGTCGATGCACATCCAGCCGCCGTTCTCCGCGACGGTCATGGTCGAGAAGATCTTGGCATCACCAGAGTTCAGGGTGAATCCGATTGCTTGACGGAAACTTGGACTTGCTCCGATTTGCGAAAGCACGAAGAACGATGAGCCAAGCGACAAACCTACATCGGCAATCGGCATCGGAACCCACAGGTTGTTGGGCTGGTCGTAGTTCCACCCCGTGATCCGCATCGATGCAGAGGTGTATGTGTCAGATCCAAATGACCTCGCCACAACGGGGCAGAGCCTCATGTAATTGAGACCCTCGCTGTTGAACACGATGGATCCGTTTGCCGTGCTGGTCACGGGCTGCGTGCTGCTCGGCGTGCGAGCGACGGAAGTTCCGTTTCGCATGACCGCGTTCGCGGTGGTGCTTGCGAGAGACAGTTCCCTCGGCTCCGTTCGGAGTTGCGACAGCGTTGACAGGGAGACAAGTGGAGGGTTCGGCATTGATTACCAATCCTGAAGCGCGATGCGCTTCCAGTTGTTCTTCGTGGTGCAGAGGTACAGGTATGAGGAATCCCATCCGATGTCTCCGGGTTCGCCGACCGAACTCGATGACGCGGGGGCGTTCTTGTCGATGATGCGGATCGACCTGACCCGAAGACCAGCGTTCATCTGGATGAACTCTCGGATGATCGAGATGGCATCGACACCATCCACATGGACCGTGAGTCGGCTGTCCGTGCTGATCACGCTCTCATTGATGACCATGCCGTCAACGACGAGAGTCCCAGCATCAACGCAATCAAGGACGAGCGTTCCGGCGATAATGTCTGATGCGTTGTGCTTGTGAACGGCAGCAGCCCGTTCGTTGATCGCCGATTCAAGTCCGTCGATCTGCGACATCGGATGGGAGTGCAGAGAGGCGGCTCGCGTTGAAAGCGCCTCCTCCATGCCGACGATGGACATCGCATCATGGGTGTGGACCGCTGGCGCAGCGCGAATCGACTGCGGTGTCACATCGCGCCATTCCGTGGCGAAGTCATCCCCGCTCGTCTTGGCAAGGAACTGACCGGACGATCCGCCGGAAGCAACGCCCGGTCCGGTAGCGCCGTCCGCGCCATTGCGCCCGTCAAGCCCGTTCATGCCATTGCCGCCACCGATTGCGACGAGACCCCAGTTGGCGGAACTGACGGACGGCTGCTCGCCCTTGGTCATGCGCCGAGCGGCAAACGAACTGTTGCCGAACAGCACCACATCGTTCGGGCTGTACAGCAGATCAGGGTTGTATTGTCCCTTGTAGTTCATGGTCAACTCGGGTTCTGGACATAGCCGTAGTCAGGGCGGGTCCAGTTGATGGAAACAGGGCTGCGCGACGGGCGGATGCGCCCAAGGTCACGCTGAAGAAGACCGTCCTTCGTCGAAGCCGTGGCGAGCAATGGACCGCCGTCGATCTCGACCAGACGAGCGGACAGACCCTCGTCTTCGTAAGCCTGTGCGAATGCTCGGCAGTACGCGATGAACAGGGCATCGCAGTACTTCGGAATCGGGATCTCCCACGAATCAGCAGCGCCTTCGGCAATGTTCACCCACCCAGCCCGGTAACGGATGGCGATAGCGTCGGCAACCGCTCCCGTCGGGGTCGGGTAGATGTCCAGACGGACGGCAGGAAGCGCATCGCCGTCGCTCGGAGGGGTGCGGGTGAACACCGCATGGGTAACGCCCGGACCCGTCATGGTCAGCCCAAGTTGCCGCAACTGCTCCATGTGGTCAGGCGTGACCATCTCGATCAGGTAGCCAAGAGACTCCAGCGAGATGATCGACAGGAGTTCCTCCGCGTCAGACGGCAGGGCGATGTAGTTCTGGTCGGCGACCAGCGACAGGTACTTGCTGGTTCGCTCCCGGAACCGCCACGGTCGCGAGTACAGGTACTGCCCAGCCTGATTCACGATCTCGGCAAGGCGAGCATTGCGCGTCTGCCCCGGCGCGAGCGACGGGTATCCGCCGACGGCAAGGACAGCATGGTTCTTGGCTTCAGCGAAGGTCGGCATGGAAATCCGCTCGGGGGGTTTCCCCCCCAAGCGGTGATGGTTGAGTCAATCAGACCACGGCAGGAGCGTAGAAGCCGCCCTGAAGCAGAACCTGAATCTGGGCGGTTCCAGACGCAAGTTCACCCAGAGCAACGGCAGCAGCGACAGTTCCGGTAGCAGCGCCGCCCGTGTCAAACTCACCAGCGGTATTGGAAACCGTCAGGGCAGTACCACGGCTGACGGCAGCGGTGGCGGTCACCTTTGCCTTGCAAGTGCCGCCGAACTGCACATCAACAATCGTGCCGACCGTGCCAGTTCCTTCCGTGCCAAGACCAACCACAACGCCGATGAAGCCGTTGTGGAGCGCCTGATCGCCCTCGGCGGGGCGAACATTGGCGAACGGACCAGCCTCCAACTGTGCGATGGTGGTGGCGGGGTAGGTGTACGCGGTGTGCGCGTGCGAGGTCACGACCACATCGCCGACGGCGACGGTCGCGCCCTGCACGATCATCTTGAACACATTCCCGTGCGGCTGGAAGCCGATGGGACCAGAGGTGGGAGCGAAGATCATTGAGATCAGTCCTTTCTTGTTGTGATGTCAGGGGTGGCTGTTGCCAGCCACCCCCGAGATTCATCAGGAGATCGCGAGCGGGGCAACGATGCCGTGGCGCTGGCGGGAGTTGCAGAACAGGTTCCACCAGCAGTCCACCACCTGAACATAGGTGAAGGGCTGGTTGGGGTGCTTCATCACTTCGTGCTTCGTGAAGAAGCGACGCGAGTGGTAGATCGGGGTCAGGTAGTTGCCGTTGACCCAGTAGTAGCGAGCGCCGGGATCGATCACGGTGCTGTCGGTCTCCGTCGCGCCAGCGGTGGTGCTGGCGGCGACGATGTCCGTGTTGTACGCCGTGCGCTGCGTCGTTCCGCTCGACAACTTCGGGAAGATCGCAGCCGTGTCGAGGTTGGAGCAGTACATCAGTTCGATCCCGCTGAAGGTCGGGTTCGTGTACGCCGCGTCCTGATACGACACCAGCGTGTCGTTCGACGCACGGAGCGCTTGCTTGTACTGGTTGATGCCGAGCCGCGAGCAGAGGATCATCTGGCGGTTGAGCGTCGGCTTCTCAAAGTACTCCTGCTTCGTGCTTGGCGGGGTGAACTCGCACTTCAGGAACATCTCGTCAAACGCCGTGATCAGACCGCCGATGGTGGCGCTGAAGGTCTGACCGTTGACGCGGCTGTTCTCGATGCCGCTGTACTGCGTCATCGGGAGGTTCGGACCAGAAGTTCCCGGGGTCGGGTCGTAGTACGAGATCTGGTTCGTCCAGCGATCCTCGCCAGCGACATCGGAGTTCGTCGCGTTGTTGGCGAGTTGCATGACCGTAGACCAGCCGAGGGGCAGACCGCCACGAACGCCGAAGGCGTTGTTGAAGTCGGGAACCTCGTTGATGAAGCACGGGAGCGAGTACGGCAACTTGCCGCCAGCGCTCTCCATCTCCGTCGAGTTGCCGAACGGCGAAGCCCACAGGTCATTCTCAAACCCGTTGAGCAGCGAAGTCCACATCCGCTGCTCCTTCTGGCGCTTGAGGCGCTTGTACTGCGCCTTCACATAGTCGCGACCCGAGCCTTCGCCCGAGTTCAGTTCGACCTCATGGTCGGTCCACGCCATGTGATCGAGGCTGAAGCGCCACGGACACTTGATCGTGTCAAGCACCTGATTGTTGCGCCAGTTGAAGGTGTCGTTCGGGAGGTAGTGGTCGTAGGTCGATGCATCATCGAACATGATGACATCGCGGATCTCGTTGCCGCCCTGAACGGTGGCTTCGCTCGTCTTGTCCTTGAGAAGGCGAGAGAAGGCGTAGGTGTTCTTGACGGCTTCGTTGATGACGGCATCTGCGCTGGTCAGGTAGGTGGGACCAGTAGCAGCCATGAAGTCATTGAAAGTCTGGATGGGGGTTCCAGCCATTGTGCGCTCACTTTCTGATTAGCCGCATGGCTTCGTCGCGAGACTTCCCAGACATGAGGGCATCGAGGATCGCATCCTCCGCATCGACAGGGGTGCGGGGGCGTTCCGTCCGCGAAACGGTCTTCGCGGCGGTCGGCTGACCAGCGACCTTCTTTCGATCCGGCTTTGCGACCGACTTCCCTGCAAGGCTGGCGTAAGCCTCCTCGGCGAGGTGCATGACGGTTCGGTAGGTTCCGGGATTTGCCGCACCGAGCCGATTCATCTCCGCGATCACCGCCTCGCGTTCGGGAGCCTTCGCCCCGTACTGCGACCGGAAATACGCATCGGCTGAATCGACCTGTACGAGCAACGATTGCTCCGCAGCGGCAGACTGCTGCTTGCGAAGTTCGGCGAGTTCCGCACGCATCGCCTTGAGCGGCTTTGCGGCATCGTCGCCAAGCAGTTCCTCGATCTCCGCGAACGGGTCTTCCTGCGTGGTCTCCTCGGCTTCGCCAGCGTCGGGTTCGATGTCAACATCGTCCTCCGCTTCGTCGCCGGAACCCTGCGGCTCCTGCTTCGCGCCAGACTTCAACTGCTTCTCCAAGTCAGCCATCTTCTTGCCATACCCATCGACATCCTTCTGGCGCTTCTCTGCCTTCGCAGCCCAAGCCTTCAGGGTGTCCTCGGAGATGGTGGCGATGACTTCTTCCGGCACGCCGTCGCGCTTCAGCACGGCTGCGTACCGATCTCGATCCGGGCTTGCCGGAACGGTGGTCGGCTCCTCTCGCTCCGGTGCTTCGACGGGTTCGTCGGCATCGGCAAAGAGCCTGTCGAGGACATCATCGTCAGCGTCGCGCTGATTCGATGCCGCTTCGGGCTGTGCGATCTCCTCGGTCATCTCGACCTCGGTGTCCTCGTTCTGGATTTCGGGTTCACTCATGGTGTCCTATTCCTTCTCGTACCCGTGCTGTGCCATGACATTGCGCTCATGGCGGCGCGACTCGATGATGGGCTTTCCCTGCGAGTTCGTCTTGCACCCAGCCAAACGGCGCGGGAGCGAACTGCTCACATAGGGGTATTGCGATCTGTTGGTTGCCGGATCGACTTGGAAGTCAGACACGACGCGAACGAGTCGCCGCCCATCAACCTCGACGGTTGCTCCAATCGGGGGAGCGTCCTTCATTGCGAACACCAGTTCGCAGGACTTGCCCGTGGACTCGTCGATGAAAGCGTAACTTGGCATGGTCACTTCGCCTTGTTTCGTGCAAGGATTTGTGCGAGGGGGTTCTCTCCGGGTGCGCCCTGTGGTGACTGTCCTGCACCTTGCTGCATTTGCATCACACGGGCTTGGTCGATCAGGTCGGCGAGGTTCGGGATGTTCATCGCGTCGCCGACCATCGACATCACCTCGCGCCACTTCACATGGGGAGCGACGAGGACTTGCTGTGACAGGGAGCCGATGAGTTGCAGCATCTCCAGCGAGCGCTTCTGAAGCACCATGTCGCTGACTCGCTCCATGCTCATCGCCTCGATGTCGAGGTCGAGGTCATCGAACACGCCGACCATCGCGCTGGCGCTGAACATCGGTTCCGGCTCGCCGACAATCGGCACGCCGTCATCGCCCAGCGGGAACACCACCTTGCGGTCGTGGAACAGGAACCACGCGACATTCCGCATCGCCTCGTTGACGCACTCCTGAAACTGGCGCTTCAGGTGCGCCATCCGCATCCCCGATGCGCTTTCCGCAACGCTGACTTCGGTAGCGGTCGGCTGACCCGTGATGTTCCCTCGCATCGCGTCGTGGATGCCCGACACCCGGTCCAGCCTGTCCTGCGCCATCGCCGAGTACTGCACCTGTTGAGGAGTGATGCCGCCGATCTCGATGGGAACCACCTGTGTCGGATCAATGCCGTCAGCCAGCACCACATAGAGATCGTCCTTGTCCCTGATGTCCTGCGCCAACTTCGCGTTCCGGCTGTCCACCGCGATCAGGCGCTTGTACGCGCTGGCGCTGTACCGCATCGAGCGGAGGTGGTGGTTGACATCGTCCATCTGCGGGACGAGCGCCATGATCGGCGACAGCGGATACGGATCGTCGGGGACCGTGTACACGCCGAACACCGTGTACGGACCCGTGCGCGGACCGTAGTACGGGCGCGGCTTCCGGGCGAACCCAGCGTCGGACTTCTTGCCGTCGGCGCTCTGCCCCTTGATCATCGTGTAGATCGTGCCGCTGAACACCTGTGCGCCCAGCGCATCGTCGATCTCCTCGATGTCCTCGTCGTTCACCTCGGGGACGAACACCTCGTACACCACAAGTTCCTGTCGGTCCGGGATCTCGCGCTTGCCCGAGTAGCCCTCGCGCACCTCGTCCACGCCGCTGTTGTCGGCGACGCGGTTGATGATCTCGCTGTCCCAGCCGTCCTCGCGCTCCGCTTGCGCCAGCAGATCGTCGCGGTCGATCACCCAGCAATGCCCCATGTAGCGGACATCCTCGATGTTCGTCGCAGCCGGGTCCATGAAGAACCGATCCGGGCTGATGCGGTACAGGCGCGGCAGGAACGGCTCGGCTCCGTCGATGTCTCGGTAGCCCTTGCGCGGCTCGTTCACCACCATGCCGACCCCGTAGCCGAGCAACATATCGGTGGCGATGCGCTCCAGCGTGTTCCGCACCTTGGTCATCTTGCACCAGCGGTTGATGCCGACCTGAAGCAGACCAGCCGTCATCGACTGCGTGACCGGGCGAGCGCTCTTCACGCGGATCTTCGGAGCGTCATGCACGATGCGCGGCAGCAGCAGCGCCACATACTCATGCACGAAGTTCTCCGGGTCATCCTCATGGGTGTCGATTGCACGGTAGGCAGGACCGTGGAATCGCTCGATCAGCCTTCGCCACTCGGACAGATGCTGGTCGCGGAAGTCTTCCGCCGCCTCGACCTCGCGCATCAGCGAATGCAGATCAAGTTTGAGCATGGCTCAACGCGCTCCCTTGCGGTGGTAGCCGCCCTTCTTGCCGCCGCCCATTCCTCCACCCATGCCACCGCCCATGCCGCCGCCAGCGTGACCCTTGTCACCGCGACGAGCCATTGCGCTTCCCCCCTTGCGGGAAGACGGGGATGGACGCGATGCCTTCTTCTTTCCGTACATGACTCTTCTCCTGTGCAGCCTTCGGCTGCTGTGTTGCCTTGTGCGCGACGAGCGAGCGGATCACCTCCGCGTCTTCGCCACTTGCGTAGTGGCGCTCGTCATCGATGTACACGACGATGGTGTCACCCCGGTCCTCGCACTTGTCGATGCGGGAGACAGGGATCAGCACATTCCCGTTGCAGCGGATCAGCACTTCTTGCCGCCCTTCTTCTTGCCCTTCACTTGCGACCTCCCTTCTTCTTCGCACGCGCAGGAAGCGACTTCATGCGCGGGGTCTCCTTCGCCCAGCGCTTCGCGATCTTCGGGTGCTTCGCGAACATGAAGCCCTGCTGCGCCTTCGACTTGAACGGCATCAGTAGCCCTTGCCCTTGGTCATCTTCTTGCCGACCTTCTTGGCGAACGCCTTCGCAGCCGCCTTGCCCTTCGTGGTGTACGGGAACGACTTCTTTCCGACCTTCGGCATCACTTGCCCTTCCAGCCGCGCTTCATGGCGGCGTAAGACTTCGCGCTGACGGTTGACTTCGACTTGGGGCGCGAGATCCCAAGACGCTTGCGACGGTTGATGTTGCCGACGAGAGAGTTCTTCGCCATGATCAGCAGCCCCAGCGCTTGCGTGCAGCCTTGCCGCGCTCCCCGGTCCACGACCGGGACCGAGCGCAGAACGACTTGTGGCGCGGGTTGTCCTTGTCCGTCGTAGGGGCTTGCAACTTGCTGCCCGTCGCACGGTTGTACTTCGCCCTGCCCTTCGCAGTCAGCCCAGCGCCCTTGGAAACAGGCAACTTCTCGCCGCGCCCGACTGCGAGCGACGGTCCACGCTTCCTAGCCATACCGCACCTCTTCGTGCTTGAGGATCGACCCGAGCGTGTGTTCGCCGAACTCGGGCTTCTCTGGGATCGGCTGCCCCACTTCATCACACAACATGAGCGCACCAGCGAGCGCGATGACGCGGTCACCGTGCGACTCACGCGCACCGCTCGCCTCGTCACGACGCGACCCAGCCTCGATGCTGCCATCGTCCAGCACCACATACTCCAGCATCTCGTCGAGGCACTCCTCGCTGCGGACGATGCACTCGCCCTGCGCCA